TAATTCCATTACCTTCAATCCCATCATAATCAGAGTTAGAACCACCATTACCACCAGCACTTGATACAAAGTTAGTATAAGTACCAGCAACATAGATAGTTCGTAACCCACGTGATGGAGCGCAGGAGAATGATACATAGGCTTGGTTACCATTAATTACAGTTTGAATTGATGTACCGTCATAACTAGCTAACATACCATCAGAAACCCGTTGCTTCAAGAATGCTTCAATAAAGGTATTAATCAAACCACTTGTAATTTGATGTACTGGCATACCGATGAAGTTGTCTTCAAGGTAGTAACGCAAGTCGTCAAATAAGAAGTCTGTAATTTCCTGTAATGAAACAACATTCTTAGTAGGTTCATTAGTAGAGTTGTAAGTAGTTACATCTTCTACAATAGTAAATCCACCAGACGTATTTCTACGTACTTGGTTTTCAATTGCAATAACACCATTAGCGTCTAATTGATCAAGTTCGTCCCCATCGAAGTTTTGATCCAAACTTACTAAATTAAGGTGCTTATGAGTAACTGGAGTACCAATAGGTAGACTAGAAGCAATACCAGCAACATAAGAAGCCATTAAGTAAGCAGGAATATGAACTTCATTACCCGACAAGTTAGTGTAGGTACCAGAGTTAGCAACTAAAGCTACACGATTTGATTGCAAGCCTAATTGACGATTAATTGCATAGTTAAAGTCTTCGTTATAGCCACCACCTACAAAGGACATGTAGTTATAGCCTAAAATGTTTTCTTCACTAAGGAATTCAGCTAATTCAGCATGAACATTTTCTTCGGCTGTTAATGGAACAATGTAGTAAACATTCTTACCATGAACATTCTTAAACTTATCAGCCCATGAAATAGGTACTTGACCATCGTCTCCACCAGAAAGATATTCATTAGCAAAAATTTGAATATCTTTCTTAACTGGTGTAGCAGTAATAGTAGCACCATCAGCAGTAGGAGTAGCCTGAACACCTGTAGGCGCACCTAATGAATTAATGCTTACTGAAATGTAAGGGTCCATTCGAGTGGATAACTTCAAGTCACCATAAACACTAGTAACAGTAGTTGGTTCATCTTCTGTACCAATCATTACATAGTCGTCACCCGGAGTTAAGTCTAAGTCCGCAGTGCTGATGCGAGCGCAAGTCTTCAAAACTGTAGATTGAAATCCCGGTGTTGCGTTAATAGCAGATAAGAGCTTTTGTACTTCGCTAAATGAGTCCTTAGTAAGGTCTAATTCACGAACTACTTGCATATTCTTAGGATCATCACCCATAGCTAAGATAAACTTATTAGCACGAGCAACATTACCTACAACCTTGTAACCATAGTACTTAGCTGTAGCTTGACGACCACCGTGGTAAATAGCAAAGATATTACCGATGTTAGTGTAATTCTTAGCGTACATTTGTGGTTCGTATTCTACCCGTAAAGTATAACCCTGTGATAAAGCGTCCCGAGTAAATGAAACCCCAATCTTATTAGCGCTAGCACCAAAAACTTTAGAAGTAATAGTGATAGGACCTTCTTCTAGTGAAGCTTGTGTAGCATTTTCAACCCGCATAGCGTAAACCTTACCACCACTTTGGTAGTAGTCACCAGTTGGATTCCAAATCAATTCCATTGCCTTTACTAAGTCACCAGAACCAAAGATCTTACGAGCGCTGGCAGATGACTTAATTTCATAAACATTATTAGGATTACCTTCTGTTGCTGAACCTAGCAAAAAGATATTCTTTTCTGAATCGGAAGATTGATTAGTTAAGGCTGAGTCGTCATAACTCGTTTCTACATGAGGACGTGAATTATAAAACTTTGGGTAGATTCGCTTCATAGTATCAGATGAAGGAATTAGTGCCATTTTATCCCGTTCCTTTCTACTTAACAATATTAACCATTAATATAATGGTCTAATTCTTCAAGATATACGTGTGGATCGTATACAAAAAGCATATCCTTAGAACGCATTAAGTTACTAAATCCAGCAAGCTGTATATCAGTTAATTTTCGATACTTAGCCATTCCCTTAACCGTAGCAAGAAACTCGTTTAAAGAATAAAGGGTTAACTTCTGATCTTTTTTCGCCAATCTATTCACCACCTAAAATAATCTTATCTAATGTTTGATTCATGTTCTGTTTAATCGTTTGGGTTACATGATAGTTTACAGTTAATCGGCGATAGTACAATTGTTGACCACCAAGACTATTCTCTGCTGTACTTACGTCTTGAACCATATCCATACCATTTAACTCAATACTAGGTAAAAAGACAGCGCCATTATCCTCTAATGACTTTCGCAAATAGGTTTCAATATAAACAAATATTCCAGAAAGACAACGAATAGTATTTGTATTATTGGAGATAAAATCTATTGTTACAGCTTCTATGGTATTTATACCTATTGGATAAGACTGACCTGTATTTTCTTCCTTAATTATATAGAACAAATCAAACTTAGAATCTTTATTATAGATAGGTAAATAAGGAATATAGACCTTATTATCCTTTACCTCATACACATTAGTTTGTGGAAGAGAATAAACATCTTTAATGGGTTGACTAGGCTGTAAATAAGCCTGCTTACCATCAACGATTATAGGTAGCTTCTCATGAGTTAGCTTACCACTATCATTAGAAGCTAAGTCTCCTTGATAATTACCCAATACTGCATTATCCTCATCTTCCTGTGACCCCTTAAACTGCGCTAATAAGAAAGCTGTTTTAGGAGGAGTTTGAGGAAAAGCAAAATAAAGAGGAATTTCAACCCCATGATTACCCTTTCCAATTCCGTATGTATTAATAAAGTTATCTACAATTTTGTCGGGAAGTTGGCTAAGTATTTCCTGTTTTATAATATAGGGATTAGCAAGTATACCTTTTAAGAGGGAATTAACCTCATCTACTATGTGCTGATCTACTAATTCAATACTCATTAACTATTCTCACCTGCCTTATTATATCTGTCTATAATCTTTTCAATTGCCTGTTGTACAACTTTAGCGACCTCTTGTGCTTGTTGTTCATTTTCTGTTTCTTGATTAATTTTTGCATTCATACCCGATTTATTGATAAGCCATGAGTTAGGATCTGACTTATTTGAAACGGTTCTGAAACTAACATAATGACCTCTAGTAGCTGAACTACCAAACTGTTCACGAGTCACACTAGTAGACTTCCATTGATAAGCAATTGGACTACTATTAACTCCCCCAGCATTAGATAAAATCTTTTGAAACCTAGCTATATTCTCATCTGCACTAGAAGTAGTACCAAACTCAGTATGACTAATAGTGTCCCATAATTTACGCCCAAAAGCTTGCCGATACTCTGTTGCACGATTTGAAATTGGTATTCTAATATACCAACCACCATCTTTAGTAGGCTTAGCTTTAGAGGAGCGAGCAAACGCCTGCTTTAAGTCATAAAAGCCAACATTCTCATTATTAGCGTCATTCAAAATTCGATAGGCAACAGATACACTAGATCCATTATCCCTAACTGCAAGATTACCAAAGGCCTTTTTTAATTCATTAGCTAAACCCTTAGTATACGATTCAGTGATCTGTTTCTCATCTACCTGTCTGTTAAAGAACTCATGGAGACCTCTAATAGACTCATTACTAATTAAATCTGATATTTGAGCCATTACTTAGCCTCCTAGGAAGTCGTCAAACTCATTCAATGTTGGGTCCTTAATTACAGACTGATTCTTACCGTCTGAGGTTGCCAAGTTAACATTAGAGAAGTAAAGATTTTCTCTTCTAATTAGTAATGTAGGAGGCATCCTAAAAATCTGGTGCTTACCAATTACAATTTGTGCCCCATCACGATTTACTACTTGAGGAAAAGAACGTAACTGAGCCTGTTTAATATTCTTAGGAACAATACTACTCATATCATTAGGATTAACATACTCATTACCTAATTGATCTTCTTCATTAATAACAGTCTCGTCTTCATTAACTGCACGAGTACCATTACCTAAAGCCCATAATTTTTGATTAAGCTTGTAATATTGTTGATAACGTAATTCTTTAATCATAGAGACGACATAAAAACGCTTAATAACTTCTAATGATAAAGTAATAACTTTACCTAATAAACTTTCGTCCTTAATCTCTAATTGATTACCTTCGTTAATTAGTAAGGAACTATCAACATCATCAATAGATTTTAATTCTCCATTTTCAATATAATAAGCTTCATTAATAGACGCTACATCAAAAGGTAAAAATAGACCATCTTGTAAACGTTCATTAGTCACATTAAATGTATAAGAATCATTAGTCGTCCACCCAGTAACTGTAATTCTGTCACCCGGTTTAATTCCCTGTTCAATTCCATTTACAGTAACTTGTGGCGTTGCTTTACTAGTACCTAAATTATCCATACCAGTAGGATTTAAGCTAAAATTCTTTTCATCACCTTGAATTGCCATATCAATTGTTCTTGGATGTAAATAAATCCAACCTTGACCATGACAAACAGGACAATTAGGCTGAGGTTGACCTGTCTGCTCATCTAAACAAGGACAATGATAAGCCTGCTCCCAAACAACGTTAACTGCGTGTTGCTGAATTAATTGAACTACCCTATCAATATCAAGAGGATTCATATTATTCTTAGCTGGGTAAAACGGATTAGCAGACTCTACTTTTTCATGCAAAGGATTATCAGCCATTATAATTTCACCTACTTTCTATTATCCTCTTTAATATAGGTTGAACTTAAAATACAAAAAAGACACCTAAATTAATAGGTGCCTTAGAAAATACAAAAGTAGTATATGGATGTAAATGTATTAAATCGAAATCGAAATGAATTAATGAACCTACATACATTATAATAACACAATATTTTTAAATTTCAACACGTTCAACGGGTATAATCACCATAATTACAACATAGTATCATCCGATAAACGAAACTTCTGGATCACCATAAAATCTATGTAAGCGTTTTTCAATATCTTTCATATCAACTTGAAGATTACGTATTTCACCAGCAGTTGCCGAATTTTCAGCTGACGAAGTTGTATTAACACCAGTACTTATACCGTCTACAGAAACATTATAAGAGGCTATACCGGGAGATAGTATTACTCTTCCATAGCGCTCAAGGACCTCAATTGCCCCTAGTTTAGCAATATAGCCCAACATATCTGGCTGAATCATCCAATCATAGTTAACCCCATCTTTACCAGTATGTGGCATCATACCAGCAACGTAAGTTACTCCTAACATTTGAGGAGCAAACTCCATTTGAGTAAAAGGACTAGGAGTCATTCCATAAGGAGAATTAATTAAAGGATAAATAGTAGGGTTAATAGTAGTATTAAGTCCTTGCATTAATACAGAAGGAGATACCTGTAATTGACCTGTACGATTAGTTACCTTAATCCACTCGTCTGGGATGTGCATAATATCTTGATTATTATAATAGAGTAATAAGTCCTTAACACTTAAAATAGGTCTCATTGTTGTATGTAGATAGGCAAAAGCATTAAAGTCTGAACGGTGATAGTCTAAACGGTCTACTTGCAATCGAGGAACAATCGCCACGTCAAAGATCTTTTCAGCCTGTGCAACCACCCGATTTAAAATCATCTTATAAAAACTGTCTGGATAAGGCTCATTAGTAACAGGGTCTACTAAGTCTCTTTCCATACCCATAAGCTCATTTTTAATTAAGTCAATATTAATACCTAAAGAATCTAGGGTTACGTCTTCATAATCACTACCTAGAGCATAATCTGGATTACCATTATAAGTCTGGATTGCTCCGGGTTGTTTTTGTATTTGAAAATAGTTTCTTATATCTTCCTTAGACAAAATTTTAACCTGCCTTTCTGTTAAAGGTTTACCTAGTCTTAATATAAAAAGACTACTCATCTGAGCAGTCTTTGTTGTTTAACAGCTAATTTAGCATAGCTTTGATACTCTTTAATTGTGTATACAGACTTATAAGGAATAAAGAACGGATCATATTCCTTTAAATCATCTGGGGTCTCAATATGACCATTACCAATAACATGAGAACCGCCTAAGCTTAATTCTTCATCTGTTAGGGTATTAACTACTTGTTGTTCAAAGTCTTGGAACTCTCGAATAGAATTAGAGCAATGAAACAACATGATATGTTCATTAGAAAAGTCTAAGACAAATACTGAAATTATATTCATTTATACTTTACCATCTACAATAGCAAAAGGATCAATTAAAGAAGTTGGTAAATCATTAGTTATACCCTCTCCAATATAATAGCCAACAAAATCCTCAACAGGCTCAACGTCTTCTTTATAATCTGGTCTTAAAGCTAACAATTCAACATGACGAGGATTGTCACTTTCTACTAGCTGATGTTTTACATAATTACTAATAGGATAAATCCGATAAAGTAAGTCTGTTCTAACTTTATTTTGTGTTAAGAAATTCTCAACCCAGAAATTCTTTTGTTTTTTAGTATGCTTATCTTTAGAAAGTAAATCTTCCTGCAATTCCCTAAAAGTCCATAAGCCAGTGTCACGACCTTTTAATTCTTCAATAAGAAATCCAAAGAATTGATCTGCTAAATAACCCTCTGGATCAGCAATCTTGGAATTACGATCTGGATAAAGAGTTTCCTTATAATTCTTTTCTGGATTATATAGACGGGTAATGGTTTCAGAGTCATAAGTATGGTACTTGTGAACATTAACTCGATCTAAATAAACTTTAGGATAAACCCCAATAAAACCACGCTTATAAGCCCGTGACATACAAATATTACAAAGCTTTTCATCTTTATATTCACGCACATCTTCTACTTCTGGATTAGCATTATAATTTTCACGACATAAAGAATGATTATGATCCTCTGGATCAACAATGTGCCATTTCTTTTGTATACCTAAACGAAAAATTTTCATGATAATTTAGCCCTCAACTTTTCTAGCATAACTATTTCTACTATTGATATGCTACCCTATTTGTTTTTTAATTCTTCTCGTGTTTTAGCAGTTTCTTTACCATTTTCAGCATCTTCATTATCCTGTTCATTTGATGAATTGTCAAACTCAATATCAGTACCAAAACAATTAAGTACAAAACACGTAAGCACCCCAGAGATAATTGCCATTAGTATTGAATACCCAAACCAAGCACCCATTACAAATTGAATTACCGAAATATAACCAGCCGTTGAAGTCTTAATCATTCTCATTTTAATAACTTCCTTTCCTTAACTTATGTTTTAAGTATAACACTTTTAGTTGAATTTTCAACTACTTTTGTATAAAAAGATAAAATAAAAAAGACTGAACTAGCAGTCATTTATCTTAATATTAACTAATTAAATATGTAGCCAAAGGCTGATAAACAGATTTATAATGCTTAACTATATCCTTAGGCTTAGGAATATCAATTGTGTGTCCTTTAACCTCTCTACGGTTAACATCAATTGCCCTATGAATAGAAGAACGACTAGCTCCTACAATCTCTCGAACTTTAGTCATTCCCTCTACCCAGTTACCATCAACGATGAAATCATGATTATACTTAGGACTATTCTTAGCTTTTTCTACTAATTCTTTAGCAAGCTCCGAAGTGTAATCATCTGGTCTACAAAAGACAAAACCACCAAGAGAACCTTTCTTATCAGCTAAGCAGTGCTTAATATTACGTTCACCTACACCTAGAGTTTCTGCACATGAACGAATAGACTCAAACTGAAAGACTTGAATAGTCTTAGTACTAATAGCGTATACTGGGGCAAAATGCCTATTAACCTTTTTAACAACCTTAGGCTTAATAGGCTTAACTACTTCGCCATTATTGCCATTCCAATCATAGTTAGGAAAGGCTTTAAGTAATTCAGTTTCTGTATAAACTTTATTCTCTTGACGATCACGGATCAAGCGCTCTTCTGTATCACCTACTGAGTAGTGAGTGCTATCTTGTTTAGGATAAGGTTCAATATCAAATTTAAGGGTCTTACGGGCTTGTTTCTTAAACGTCTTAGAACCTAGGAACATAATGTAACGATACTTAATTGAACGTAGGATAAAGAAACGGTAGTGATGTCCTTTAACCCATTTACCACCTTTCTTATCTGGTCCATTATAGCAAAAGATGCCAGAATCTGTTGTTCCACAGTATAAGAAGTTAGTAGCTTGGTAAATTGCTCCTGTATGGTGCATTCCTTGATCGGCAAAGGAAATAATAAACCAATTACCATCTTGTTCTTTCTTTAACTGTCTTAAAGTCCATGAAACAAACTTAGAAGTAATATTCTTTAAGTTTTGGCTTACTTCATCTTTTATGTATAGTCTGGATAGTTCTAAAGTATTATCTTTATTAGCTAAAGGCGAGATTGAAGAAGCTAAAGACTTACGTACATGGGTATAAGTAACCATTCCTACTAATTGATTTTGATAGTACATTCCATAAGCATACTTACAAGCTACTACCCGGTGTAAATAATGATAGTTAACCATTAATCCATGCAAATCTAAAGGATTAACTTTCTTAAATTCAATCTGTTCTTTGTCTATTTTATTCATAGTTAAATCTAGTCCTTTACTTTTTAAATAGTCTATTATTTGTTCTTCTGTGTCCTCTGTATAGGGCACCTCAATTAAATTATACCCATTATCTTTTGCATAATCACGTTTTAATTTATCGTGATACTGTTGTGTCTTAAATTGTTCTTTTCCACCAAAATGGTCAACAGGTTTATAATGTTGTATTCCTTGGTACTCAATTAAAATATTATAGTCTGGAAGATAGAAATCATAATGCAACTTATGTTTATCATATAAATCAATAAAAGACTTAGGGTGTTCATAGTTTATTCCATACATACTCAGAATACAGGCAATAATATTTTCACCCTTAATGTTATTACATATAGGACATCTTACACCCCGCATAAAAAGAGTAGGCTTAATTTTCCAAAATTGACTACATTTCTTATGTTTAAGTTTAATAGGAGTAGAAGCATTTATATAATCCCCTATTAGAATATAATCATTATCAGCATTCTCTCTTATATATGTAAGAAAGTAATTCTCGTCCTTAGGTCTATATTTATTACAAAATGGACATCTATTTTTATTATGTAAAAATATATCAGGAGAAACCTTATAAGTATTACCACAAACATTATGTCTTACTAATAGAGGAGTTCTAGTATTAACATATCTTTCTAAAAATGTATACGCATTACCTACCTGAACTATAACCTTTTGTCTAAATTGATAATCTGTTAGTCGTCTTTCTCTTCCTCTATTCTTTCTCGAACAATAAGGACATCTCCTACCAGATAAAAACACATTAGGCTTAACAAGATATGAATTATTGCACTTACTATGTTTCATTAATATTTTAACTTTACTATTCTTATATTCACCCTGCACAGTATACTCATCACCTACAAGATCATAGACTTCTTTTTTAAACTGTTCAGTCGTTTTTCTCTTTGTCATAAGCTACTGTCCTCCTTACGAGTATTACTATACACCATAGTAAGTTAAATGTAAAGGGGTATATCAAGGAATACGATATAACACAAAAAAAAAACGTAAGAACTTAATCCTACGTCTTTTTGTACTCTTATTTAATTTTAACTAATCAATCACGCTAGAAGGAATTGACTTAGCTGTTGAGTTGTAGAGGGTGTTGTGAAGTAACGCTACCCGCTTAGGGAAGATTAATGCAAGGCTCCCATACCACAAATAAGCTTGATTTGTTGCCGTCGTTGTGACAGCTAAAGGCAGCT